GGCAAATAGGTTTTGATGACTCCGTTGCCGTTTAGATCTTACCTATGAGGAATTGAAACCAGGGCAACATCTGGTAATCAGTTTGAACTCAGGAAGTTTAGATCTTACCTATGAGGAATTGAAACAGAACCGCCCTCATTTCATCCGTATCATTGACGATGTTTAGATCTTACCTATGAGGAATTGAAACAAGCTGCCATCGCTGACCTTCATGAAGACTACCGCGAAAACGCAACAATCGTTATGCGGTACCAAGACTACAGCGATATCATCGAAACGCTTGCTAATGGCAATGCTACGCTTTATGCCGCACAGCCGGAGCAAGTGCTCGGTAAACCGGTTGTATTCTGCGATGCCGCTGTGAATCCCATTGTCGGTGACTTTAGCTATTCGCATTTTAACTACGACCTTGCCGCTCTTTACGACCGTGACAAGGATGTTAAAACCGGGATCGAGCAATTTGTCGTCACGGCTTGGTTTGATCACCAAATCAAGTTAAAATCGGCATTCCGGATTGCTAAAGTTACACCGGAAGTTTAAAAACTAAATGAACCGCCGGTATAGGCGCCGGCGGTTTACCTTTGGAGGTGGTGATTTTGCCATATTTAAACGGCATCGATTTAACCCCGGGAAGTAAAATCACGGCTGATGGCAAACAGGCCGCGGCCATTGCCGATCACCCGGATCCGGCAGCTGCAACGGTAGAAGACGTTGCTACAAAACAAAATCAGATTCTGGCAGCTCTCCGAGCAGTCGGGATTATTGCTGAATCATAAAGAAGGTGATTTGGTTGAAAGCAAAGGTCGTTAAGAGGTTTCGTGATAAATACACCAAAAAGATTTATGCTCCCGGATCTGTCTTCGAGGGCAATGAAAAACGAGTCGCCGAGCTCCAAAAACTAGGCTATCTAAAGTCAGAACCTCAAAAACAAGCCCATCATGAAGAATCAAAAGAAAAGTCGCTTCTCGATGGCGCTGCCCAGGAAGTGATTGAGGTGTTGGATGGGTTAAGTAAGGATGAGCTTGAAGGTCTATTAGCTGAGGAAAAAGAGGGTAAAAAACGGAAAACCGTCATTGAACATATTGAATCCCTTCTCGCTTAGGAGGGATGTTTAAATGGAATTGCAAGAAGCAAAAGATTATCTCCGGGTAGACACATCCGACGATGACACTCTCATCGCTTCACTCATCACAGCTGCCGATCAGTATCTTAAAGAATCCGGCTGTGATGAGTCTACTAATCCGGAACTATATGCGTTGGCTCAGAAATTGCTAATTTCGCACTGGTACGAAAATCGTGGCGTGGTGGCCGTCGGTACCGTGACGAAAACGCTTGAGTTTTCACTTCAAAGTCTTATTTTGTCTCTGAAGTCGTACCCTAGCGTTGATGATGGGAGCGCAACCACATGAATCCTGGCGAACTGAATAAACGGCTTGATTTTTATCAAAAAAGCATTGAAAATGGGCAGGAAGTCATCCAGCCCGTTTTCAATGTTTGGGGCAAAAAAATTGTCAAATCTAAGCGTCGTGACAACGAACAAAACGAAGAATCATACAACTTTATCATCCGTCAGCGTTCAGATGTCGCTGAATATATGATGTTCCAATGCGATGATATCTGGTATGACGTTCTGACGGTGGAACCCTATCAGAAAGAAAAAGGCTATCTGCTTCTAACCTGTGAAAAAGCAAAAATCCATAGTTTCTATGATACTGTTACCGTCACGCGGACCGAATGGGTAGAAACGGACTGGGGAGAAGATGTAGAACAGAAAGTCATCGTTTACGAAAACATCCCATGCGAGTTAATAAAAGTCGATACCACGTCGATGACTAAAACCCAGCAACAGTTTGATATAAAGGTCAAATATACTTTGCATCTTGAGACTAAATACATCCTTAAAACTGGTGACCAACTGGATATTACGCATATGCAGAATAAATACACTGCGTATGTAGAGGACATATTCCGATACCATACGTATCAAGAAGTGACCATTCGGATGGAAGGTGAAGCCTGATGATCAGAATGAAAATGAAAAACTTCAAAAAGTTTGAGGAACATCTGAAATTTCTCAAGGCTAACTTTCCTGACGAATTGGAACAATTCCTTTTGGATATGGCCGGATCACTTCAAAGAGCCACCGTTCGGAGAACACCGAAAGATACTGGCGACCTCAAGAAGGGCTGGAAGATATCCAGTATTGAACGTGACGGTGATAAACTCTTCATAACCGTATATAACGAAGAATTTTATGCGCCGTTCGTTGAATTCGGGCATAAAGTTGTTCGGAATAAAAAAGTGGTAGGTAAAGCCGATGGAAGTTATATGCTTACCACGTCTATTCGGTCGATCAATCGCCAAATTCCGAGAAGGCTAAGAAAAATCTTTGATGATTTGGTGGCGCGCTTATGATCGTCGATATTCAACATTCAATCATCAAACAATTGAAAACCAACTTCCCGGACCATAAGGTTTACGGTGAAAAAGTCGAACAGGGTCTAGTCCGACCTTGTTTTTTTGTGGATATTTTGCCCATCACGTTTGAAAAAATCAACCCAGAAATGCAAAGCCAATTGGTCACCGTTGACATTCAATATATGTCGCAAGAAGATACGAAGGCTAAAAACTTAGAAATGGCATCTCAGCTTCCACAAATCTTTTCGTATATCGAATTACCCGATGGCAAGAAGATTCGCATCACAAATGAACAATTTGAAACGATCGACGGCATATTGCACTATCTATTCGATTTGGACTTCATCGTGAAAATGAATGTTGATGAAGGATTGCCGATGATTGGCCAACTTAACTTGAACGAGGAGGTAGAATGATGGGACTACCGGAAATTAATATTGTCTTTAAAGAATTGGCTGCCAGCGCCATCCAACGCGGCGAACGCGGCATTGTTGCCCTTTTGCTTAAAGATACAGCCGTACCCGGAACGACCGTTCTGACAAGTGTTACGGATATCCCAGAAGGGCTGACAGATGCCAATAAGGAACAGATTCAGCTTGCTTTCATCGGCGGGCAAAACGCACCGGTGAAAGTTGTCATCCATGTTTTTGATGGAACCACTAAAACATTAACAGATGCTTTAAATGCCCTTGAAGGCGTTAAATTTGATTATCTGGTTTATCCAGAAATTGCCGAAGATGAAAAAGACACAATCACAACCTGGCTTGGCGAGCAACGCGCGAATAGGAAAATGGTTAAAGCCGTGTTGCCGAACCATCCGGCCGACAAGGAATATGTGATCAACTTTACGACAGACCAAATACAAGTTGGCGACAAAACTTATACGCCAGCCCAATATTGCTCGCGCATTGCCGGCCTTATTTGCGGCACACCTTTACAGATTTCCACGACATTCCAACCATTGCCGGAAGTGGACTCTGTGCGTTCTTATACTAAAGCTGAGCTCGATACGGCCATTGATAACGGCGAATTGGTTATCTATCATGATGGCGAAAAAGTCAAGGTTGCACGCGGCGTAACATCATTCAAAACAACTACTCCGACGAAGGGTGAAACTTGGAAGAAAATCAAAAAGGTCGATATTCTCGACCTTATTGTTACAGACATCACGAAAACCGTTTCAGATAATTATGTCGGGAAATACCCCAACAACTACGACAACAAAATGCTTTTACTGTCTGCCATCAAGGCATACCAAAAAGGTCTCGAACGCGATGAGTTGCTGGATGAAGGCAGCGTAGCAGAAATCGACGTTGAAGCACAAAAACAGTATTTAATAACAAAAGGTGTCGATGTTGACAAGATGAACGAACAAGAAATTAAAGAAGTAAATACAGATGATCAAGTGTTCATTAAGATGACTCAAAAAGTTCTTGACGCCATGGAAGATGTAACTATCCAGGCTTACATTTAAAAAGGTGGTGGGATAGATGCCAGCAACTTACACTCCTGAACAAGTTATTTCCGGAACATATGGTGAAGCGTGGATTGACGGGGAAAAGTTCGCCGAAATTTATGGGCTCCAAGCAAAAGTAAATATCAATAAAGAAGATGTTCCCATGTGCGGCACGAACAATGGGACCGGCAAAAAAATGATGGGATGGCAGGGAACAGGTTCTCTGCGATTTAACAAAGTGACTTCTTCTTTACTTAAAAAACAACTAGATGCTTTGAGAAGCGGAAAGGAACTTGTCGTAGATATCATCTCTAAAGTAGCTGATCCGGCTGCACTTGGGGCGGAACGTGTATATATCCCAAATTGCACTTTTGATGATATTACTCTGGCAGATTGGGAGTCGAATAAAATTCTTCAAGTGGAGATGCCATTCACATTCAGCGAGCTTCCAGAATTACTCGATGAAATCAGTTAAGGTGGTGCGGTTATGAGCGTAGTCAATACTCTTTTGAAACTGGATTCGGGCAAATTGGACCTACCAACCAAACAAGTAGAAATCAAACGTTTAAGTGAAGCGGCAGGGGAACCTGTCGTTTTCACGTTAAAAGGCATAAGTGCCAGCAAGATCGATGAAATCCGGGATATGGCTACCAGGATTAACGGCGATAAAATCGATGTTGATCGTCAAGAAATGCGAATGGGTACCGTAGTAGCCGGAACGATTGACCCGGATTTTCGTGACAAGCAACTCATGGACCATTTCGGGGTAAAGACTCCATACGACCTTGTCAAAAAAATGCTCACTGCCGGCGAGATTGACACTCTATATGAAAAAATATCTGAGTTAACCGGGTACAATGAAGATGCCGTGGAAGAGGTAAAAAAGCCGTAAAAGAGGACGGATTAACAGAGATGATGTATTACTACTGGAAGAAGAAGGGAATCCGTCCTTCTTTTTTTCAAAATCTCCCACCCGGTGAAATGACCATCATCAGGGCCTTTTTTGAACTGGAAATTCAGGAACCGCAACAGTCATTTTGTCCATTTCTGGAGGTGAAGTAAATGGCGAAGACGGAATTTTTAAGTGCTGAAATTTCTATCGAAGATAAAGCATCAAAGCAGCTTGACCGTATCATCGATAGCATCGAAAAGCAAACCGTCGAACTGCTGAAAATGCAAAAAGCCGGCGAAACCTCCGGAAAAGAAATGGACAAGATGACTAAGTCTATCATTCAGCAGAATAATCAGATTCTCAAACTAAAAGCTACATTGGATAAAACAAGAAGTTCTGCACAAAAGCGAATGAAAGTAAATGTTGATACACTATCAGCAAAAAAAAATGTTGATAGATTGGGGCGGTCCTTTGATATTTTGAGGTCAGCGGCATCTAAGGCTGAATCTGTGATCGGTAGGGTTCGATATGGCCTTTCTAAACTGAACCCACTAAACTTACGGAACCTTCTAATCGGCATCGGTGGGGCTTATGCCGGTAAAAAAGTCTTTGATAATACATTTGGCGCGGCTGCTGAGTTTGAAATGTCGGAGAAAATGATTCAGGCCATGTTCAATGACCGGAAGAAGGCAGAGCAATATATCAATGCTATGCAAAATATGGCCATTAACTCTCCGCTTCTCAACTCACAAGACATTTTTTCGAACTCAAAGTCCTACATATCCTTAACAAAGAACATGGATTTATTGAACAAAATGTGGGACTTAACTGAAAGGCTGCTCGCCGTCGATCCAGCCCAAGGCGTTGAAGGTGCGGTTTTGGCTTTGAAAGAGCTTTTTTCCGGTGATTCGCAATCGTTGGTTGAACGATTCGAGATGCCGAGGAAAGCCCTTAATGACATTAAGAAATTACCCATTGACCAACAGGTCAAAGCATTGGACAAGCTGTTTAACAAAATGGGCATGACCAAAAAGCTGGTTAATGAAATGGGTTCAACCACTCTTGGATTTTGGAATCAGATTAAAGAAACCTCTCAGGTTGCTCTACGACGAGTCGGGCAGCCCGCGGTCGATATTATTAGACCGTATCTCAAAGAGGTTAATCGAGCCATGCAAGGCGGTAAACTCAATCGTTTTGTTAAGTTTGGACAAACAATGGCCAAAGGTATAGCCAATGGATTTGTGAGAACGTCCAAAAGTGTCGGGAAGTGGATTGATAGCATCATTAACGATCCGCAATTCCAAAAATTGGACACAATTTCAGCCAAATTTCAATTTGTCCTAGATGATGTCAAAAAGAAATTTGATAATTGGTACAAAAACGACGGCAAAATTGCCATTTATAATATTACCACAGGCATCGTTCAAACGATTGTAACGGTTATCAATGACAATATTGGAACGGTCGCAACTGTGGGAATTAAGCTGGGTAGTTCACTTGCCGCGGGGATTGTGCAGGGCATATCGTCCAACCCAGTTATATCCGTTCTGGCGGGTGCCGGAATCGGTGGTATGATCGGCGGCCCCATAGGCGCATTGATCGGTGGTGTTGCCGGTGTTGGCGTAGGCGCCGGTGGTATGATCAACCGGTGGCTCGATAAACGAGATCAAAAGGAATCAAAAAGATTAAAAGATTTGACGGATTTATACACTAAAGGCGGCGGATTGGGCGGCAAGAATGCTCAACTTAAAGCGAATCGTCACGCGATTGGACTACCGCGCGTGCCTTATGACAATTATCCGGCTCTATTGCATGAAGGCGAAAAGGTTCTTACTAAGCAACAGGCGAATCAATCAGAGCGGAAGAAAGCTTCACGTCCCGTTTTAATCACCGGAAACACTTTTAATGTACGACATGAATCCGACATCAAAAAAGTAGCATTAGAACTTGCCAGATTGCTTGAAAGCGAGGGAGGGTTAATGGCATGAGCATGGAAATTTGGCTTAGTCAAGGCTCGGATAAGATAAGAC